TGACAATACGGCAGTTACAGCTGGAGCTTATACCTCAGCTGACATAACTGTAGATGCTCAAGGTAGAATAACAGCAGCAGCTAACGGTTCTGGCGGTAGTGGTGGAGGTTTTCCAGGTAGTACAGACTTTAGTCCTAGTGGTGGTTCTATTGTTGGTGTTATAGATACGTTTTATGGTATATCAACTACAAGTGGCGTACCAGATAGAATTTTAGTACTGCCTACAGCTGTTGGAAATACAGGTAAAATGGTTGGTGTAAAATACACTAGTCAAAACGCTATAGATGATACTCTTGTCATAAAAACACTTTCAGCTTCAAATCAAACAATAGATGGTGTTGATAGAGACACAACAGGTCTACCTCTTGCTGCTGTATACAATTATTATGAATTAATCTCTGACGGAGCTAATTGGTGGATTAAGTAATGAGTTATTTATTTGGAAATACAGGTGGAACTACTTGGGGTTTAAAAAATTATAACCAAATTTTTGCTTTAAATAGCGAAACAGTTGGAGCTACTGACTATTGGGATAAATCTCTAGTGCAAAACTATGACACCGTAATTTGCAGCACTAATAATAAACTACTTACTGCTTATTATAGAAATGGTGATTCAAGCAATGAGTTATACTGGTATGGTGCAGGTATTTATCTAATGCAAAACATGGATGGTGACGCCATAACTCCAGGAGATTATATGGTTGGTTATTACAATCTTTCATCTAGTCCTTCAACTAATTACCCTTTTGTACAGAAGTATGGTGGTGGTGGTAATCCCTACGAAAGATGTGTAGGAGTAGCTTTAAGCTCAGCAACAGCTTTTAGTGAAAGAGATGGATATGGTGGACCTTTAATAGTAGCTACATTTGGAGTTTGGCCGTGTAAAACTAGAACAGGAAGTAGTTATGCCCCTAGATATGGTGACCATGTACAAGTTTATATATCATCTAGTACATACGCAGGTTTAGTAAGAAGAACTACATCTAGCGGAACTTATGGATTAATAGGAAAATGCTACGATGATGCTAGTTTTCCTATATTTACAGATTCTCAAGCAGCAGGAGAGCCAGCGGAAGGAAAGCAGATTTTACTATGGACAGCATCAGAAACTGATTAATATGAGTTATAAACCTTTACCTTTTACATACGGATCATTAACGCTATCTCAGATAAACGCTTTAACTGGAATGTCTCAAGGAGAAACTGTGTATAATACAGAGTGGAATGTTATAGAAGTATATAGTGGAAATGTTTGGACCAATGATCAGTGTGCTATATTCCAAAGTGATGGTACTGATACTATTGATGTAGGTAACATGGTAGAGCAGAATACTTCAGGAACTATAAGATTAAATACAGGTTATGCTGATTGGCTAGGAGTAGTAGCTAGGATACAATCGGGTTATTACACTGTAGCTTTTACAGGAAAGTATGATGTTTTAGTTGATGATAATACTTCAGCTAGTGTTACTAATGGCGATGCTTTAAGCACAAACATTGCTCCTGATGGATTAGTAGCTGTAAATGCTAGTCCAGCAAGTTCGACAGGTATAGTTGGTTATTGTTGTGAAACAAAAAATGGAAGTTCTCCAAGTTATCTAGTAAAATGTGCAGTACAAACCGTAGAAATATATTAATATGAGTTATATACCTTTTCATAAATGGGGATCTAGAAATAATGATCAAACACAAAACTTAATAAATGGATCTAATTATTCTATTACGGGTCGTAGTATTCTTCCTGGTGAGTGTTTATGGTATACTCATGACGGTAGTACACTTTCATATTCTGAATCACCTAATTACGCTAGTGGTACACAGAGTTGTTTCAATGATGAAACGTCTCATATAATGATTGCTACATCAAACAATACTTTTGCAAGAAGATGGTTGACACCTAAAGGAGTTAACGGTGGAAAAGTAAAAGAAGGTACTACATCTGAAGAGCTATATGCTACGGGAATATCAGTTAATGGAGCTGAAGCTGCTGATTATGTAGCGGTTCAATCAGCAGGTATAGCTCAAGTAGCTTGGGATGATAGCTTATCAGACGCAGATCTAGGAGTTCCTTTAGATGCGGCTAGTACAGCAGGTGAAGTTAAAAAGCAAGCTGATTTCGAACCATCTAATGGCGCTTTTGCTTTATTGGTTAATAGAGCTAATGCTGGTAATAACAGTGGTTATGTATGGGCTAAGTGTAACTTCTGCGAAGTATATTCTGATATAAGATTAAAAGAAAATATTGAACTAATAGGTAAGTCATTAAGTGGCCTTAATATATATAAGTTTGAATACAAAGATAAATCTATAGGTAGTAGTATATATAGTGGAGTTATGTCTCACGAAGTACCTGCTAAAGCTGTAATCAAAACAAACACATATAACATGGTGGATTATAGCAAAATAGATGTAGATTTTATGCAATTAGTGGAAGATTAAAATAAAACAAGTAATTACTATAGTAACAATAACAATTAAATTAAATAAAATGAGTAAAATTAAAGAAGATCAATTAAATAAAATTAAAGAACAACAAGAGACTACAGCTAAAATATTAAATGAGATAGGTTTCTTAGAAAGCCAAAAACACCAGTACTTGCATAATCTAGCAGATCTTAATAAAGAGATAAATGACTTTAAAGCTGAACTAGAAGTAGAGTATGGATCTGTAACTATAAACCTTGAGGATGGTAGTATATCAGAAGTAGCTGAAGAAAAAGAAACAGCAGATGTCCAATAACATAAGAAAAATTAGCATTGGCTCTGATTACAAAAATGATGCAATGCATTATTCTGTAGGTCAAGAAGTTTATGGTGGTCATACTATATGTGATATTATTAGTGATGAGAGAGTTGGAGAATATTTAATATATATTAAAAAAAATAAAGAGATTCTTCCATGGAAAAAGTTTAACTCTAACATGGCTATAGCCGTAGAGTTTGATTTAAATTATGAATAGCTTATATAGTTTTATTATTAGACCTTATAAAGAAAGGTATAATAATGCAACAAATATTGATGGTAAAGAACTAGTATTAAATACTAATATAGAACATCACCAATTTGTAAGTAAAAAAGCTGTAGTTGTTTCTACACCTGCGGCTTTTGATACTGACATAAAGTGTGGTGATATAGTTTACGTTCATCATAATTTGTTTAGACGTTGGTATGATCAAAAAGGTAATGAGCGTAATAGTTCGACTTACTTTAAAGATGATTTATATTTTTGCTCACTAGATCAAATTTACATGTACAACTTAAAGTGTCATCTAAACTATTGCTTTGTCAAGCCTATTAAAGAAATAGATCCATTAGTGATTAAGAAAGAAAAAGATTACTTTGGTATATTAAAATATTCTAATAAGTCCTTAGAACGTGTAGGATTAACACCTGGAGCTTTAGTTATCTTTACACCTAACTCTGAGTTTGAATTTATTGTAGAAGGCGAACGCCTTTATTGTATGAAATCTAATGATATAGCCGTAACACATGAATACGAAGGAAACGAAGAAGAAAATAATCCAAGCTGGGCAGCGAGCAGTTGAGGAATTAATTAAAGTTGCTAAGGAAAAAATTGTAGACTCAGATGATGATATTTCAGCTGACAGACTCAAAAACGCTGCAGCTACAAAGAAACTGGCTATATTTGACGCTTTTGAAATACTTACTCGTATTCAAGAAGAAGAAGAAATGTTAAGTGAAAAACCTAAAGCAGATAAAGAGGAAAGAAGTTTTAAAGGTTTTGCAGAAAAACGTAGCAAATGATTGAAGATTTATCATTAGCTAGAGAGGTAAAAGACGTTGTAAACGATAAGATATTATCTAAACAGAATAGATTAAAAAAATGGGAATATGGTTATAATGCAGATTATGACTTCATAGTAATTAGTAAAACTGGACAAATTGGACAGATCATTGAAATTCAAAACCTCCGTATTGCATTACCAGCAGAGCATGAATGCTTTAAATGCAGCAAAACAGAAAAGGAGCAAAAATGGCAAAAGCAACCCTACCCAAAAGAACTAGCAAGAATAAAAAGTAGATTTGACTGGGATGAATATCCTACGGATTTTAAAGAAAAATGGTTTGATTATATAGATGAAGAATTTAAGCGTCGATCAGATGGTTACTGGTTTTATAATAACGGTATGCCTACTTACATCACTGGTACTCATTACATGTATTTGCAGTGGTCAAAAATTGATATTGGAGCACCAGAATATAGAGAAGCAAATAGATTGTTCTTCATATTTTGGGAAGCGTGCAAGGCCGACAGCAGATGTTATGGAATGTGTTATCTTAAAAACAGACGGTCTGGTTT